GCACATCCCTTCATGAATAATAGTAGTTATGCGTTGTCGCGTTCCATCCGCTCATCAACTGCTTTTTTGATATAACCGTTTACGGATTCTCCGGCAGCAGTCGCAGCGGCTTTGATTTCTTCGTATTTTTCCTTTTGGACATCAAGAGGAATACGTTTAAGTTTATTTTTTGCATATTCGATATCATATTTGGCTTTAGTTGAAATTTCAGGCATTAGAGATTTCCTCCTTGAGATACTTGTATGTATTTATTTAAAATGTCTCTATCCCATAAAAGAACGTTTGTTTTCTGGGCAAGATCTTTTGCTTGTCTGGTGAAATAGCGATTTGTCATTACTACTGGAACATGGCAATTATAATATCTACATCCGGAAAAGGCTTCTTGCACTGCTTTGTTTCCGATATCAGAAGAATAACATTTGCACTGTATGCCATATTTTACACCGCCTTTCTCGGCAAGAACATCGATTCCCTGATCTCCACTACCTTGTGTAACACTAACATTGTAGAAACCATTATTTTTGAGCAGCTCAGCACAATAATATTCGAAGTCATGTCCTTCCATTGTATCGTAGACAGGAATTTGTGGTTCTGGTGATACATAAGATTCAACAGTGTCTTCTGGTTCAGAAGCGGATTCAGGAGCATAATCACTTTTGCTATATGACGGAATAATTGGTTCTACGTCATTAGAATCAGTAGAATTTGTTTTGATGATTCCTGAAAAAGTTCTGACTATAGAAGAAATAATGGTGCATACAAGAGCTATTATTACGGCACCAGGAACAAATATAACTAAAGTAGCAACAAGTCCGGCTATAATATGTGAACTGTCTTTCTGAAAACCAGTAATTGTAATGTAAACCATAAAAATAAGCCATAAAGCCGTAAAAAATGCTGTGACTTTGTGGTGAATGTAAAATGTTGTGATTTTTTTCAAATCTCTCTCTCCCTATAGTTGATTTTAATACTTCAAAATTATATCAAAAAGATGAAACTGTGTACATAGTAAAAAGATACAAAAAACTACGTACATATTTGTTAAAAAAGTCAATAGACAGGTAACTACGTACATAGTATACTATGATCAGTTCAAGGGAACAGACAACAGCGAAGAGTGAAAATGAAGTGATTGTAAGATGTACCAAAGACACTAACATAACACCGGGTAAGGGTAAGGGGATAATGAGATGGTCGAGAAACCTTAGATAGCTTTAAGACCTGCCGGGGCTGTTGGGAATTCCGATAAAAGGAGGGATAAGAACATGAAGTACAACTTATCAAAGATCATGCTGAAAGCATGGAAGATTTACCGCAAGACAAAGGACATCCGCTTTGCAGAAGCCCTTCATAGAGCATGGTTATCAGCTAGGGCCGAGGAAATCAACGCAAAGAGGATTGAAACAGCAAAACAGGTAGCAGGAGTCACCGAGGAAACCAATACATACAGCAAATGGAAAGAACTGGGATATAAAGTGGTTCATGGTTCCAAGGCATTATTCGGATGTTCTCTTATCTGGGGAAGCAGGGGAGACGGCGCAGAATACAAGGCAAGTTTCTTTGGAAAGTCTCAGGTAGAAACAATTTAATAAAAAGCCCTTACCAGAGCGGCAACTCTGATAAAGGCAAAGTAACCCGACATTCAGCTAAATTGAGGGGTTGTGCGTATTATAACATACTCATTCCCCTCAGACAACAAAGGAAAGGAACAAACAAAATGATATCAGTAATGGATGTTCTTACAATTTTTATCAGTGGATTTATGGTTGCTAAGGTATGCGATTATATTAAAGAACTGGATAAGGAGAATGAGATATGAGTAAAAAAGAAGTATTAATGACACAGGAAGAAACAGAAGTGATGCCGGCCACAGGTGTTCCAGCACAGGAAATAGACGGTGCAGGTGTGGTTATGGCAACAGAGATTATTGCAGATCTTAAAAAGCAGTTGGAGGACGCAAAGGAAGAGGCTGATAATCTGGAAAAAGACTGGGAGTTTTGTTCACAGCAGAGACTGATTCTTGCAATGCAGACAGATATTATTAATTTTGCACTGAAAATCTTTGATTATAAATGTCTCAGTATGGCTTTAAGCTATGTAAAGGCAGCATATAACCAGCAACCGCCGGAAGAGGATGAACAGGAGGGCGAAGAGTGATGAAAAAATGTACATTAACACAGGTTCCTTGCAGAGAAGCAATCATGGAAGTGATTCAGAGCAACAAAGACAGAAGATCATTACAGCACACCTATGAGCTGGCAGAACTCTTTCAGGTGGCTTGTTCCAGCAATGAAGTATTTATGGAACTGCCAGAGGAGGAGCAGGAACGTTTCTGGCTGATTACGGATGCTTTAATGATGAATGATCTGGAAGACCTTAAGAGAGTACATAACCTTGCAAATTATCTGATGATAAAGAGAATAAAAGATAATACGAAAGTGGTGGAGGCATAACATGGATTATAAAAAAGAAATTGAAAATTTTCTGAATGAAGTCCAGAGCGAGAAATTTCTGAAATTTTTGTATAACGTAATTGTCTCATTTAAGAGACAGTGGGGGTATTAATATGGACTACAGAAAAGAAATTATCGAGATGATACAGAAAATACATAATGAAACAATGATAAAGTTTATTTATGGATGTGTAAAAAGGGCATACAGAGGAGAATGTAGCGAGGAATAATATGGACTATAAAGAGGAAACTATTAAATTGCTTGAAAAATGTAACAATCTTCACTGGCTGAAAGTAATTCATGCTTATGTTTTAAGATTGTTGGGATAATCAGAGGGGCGGCGGACTGCTGCCCTGCCTTAATATAAGAAAGGTATTACTATGGCAAGAAAAGACATTAAAGGTAGAAACCTCCGCGTAGGTGAATACTACGATGAAAAGAATCAGCGATATATGTTCCGTAAAATGGTTGATGGAGAGCGTGTGACAATTACAGCTGCCAGTCTGGCAGATCTCCGTAAGCAGGAGAATGATTTGTTATGTAAGATTGATAAAGGGGCAAGGTTCAACACAAAGAAAGCAAAAGAGACATTAAATCAGTATTTTGATTACTGGTTTGAGACATTTGCCAAGAGCGGGCGTAAAGCGACAACCTGCATCAACTATAAATCCTATTACAATACATATATTAGAAAAACAATAGGCAAGAAGCCAATCTGTAAGATTGAAAAGGTGGACTGCCAGAAAATCGTCAATGGAATGATTAAGGATGGGAAGAAAACTTCTACCATGACGAATTTAAAAAGCTGTTTAAATGCAGTATTTGAATGTGCAGTGGATGAAGATGTGATACTGAAGAATCCGGCCAGAAATCTCCAGATACCTCAGACAGGAGCAAAGAAACGTACAGCAATAGAATCAAATCAGATAAAGCTGTTTATGGATTATGTAAAGACAAGTCCCCAGTATTCTTATGCTTATCCAGAATTTATTTTCTTATTTAATACAGGAGTAAGGATAGGAGAGCTTGCCGGGCTTACATGGGATAACGTAGATTTTAAAAATAATATGCTTACCATTGATAAGACGGTCAACCGTTACCGGAAAAAAGACTTCGGTTTTACTATGGCGTTGGCTTCTCCGAAGAGCAGAACATCAGTCAGAACGATTCCGATGAATAATGAGGTACGAAAAATGCTTCTGAAAGAAAAAATGAGGAATGCAGGTCCTACGATGTCAATTCCTTTTGTAGATGATTCCGGAAACATCAGGAGGCAGGTATCAGACATTGTATTTGCAAATTCTGTTGGGCGTGTCTGGAATGAACCTGGATTCTTAAATCTGATTAACCGAATCATAGAATCATACAACGAAGAAGCAGAGGAAAATGGAAAAGAGAAGCTTGAAAACTTTTGTCCTCACATGGCAAGACATACATATACCACATTGGCATATTCTGCCGGAGCTGATGTTAAGGCTGTCAGTGAGATTCTGGGGCATGCATCAACATCTGTGACAATTGACACTTATGCACATCTGACAGAGGAGAAAAAGCGAAAACAGGAAGAGGTGATAAAGACGATAAAGGTGCTGTAA